TGATGTACCTGATCCAGCAGCAGCTGGAATAATAGTTGATCCAGCAACAGATCAAATAGAAGATCAAAAATCAGTCAACAAATACATAACGCAAGTTGTAGGTCAGGCTATGAATGCAAATGCATCCAACGCTTATCGCCAAACACAAACTACAGCACCCAGCGCTGGAAGCCAAACAACGCAGCCAGCGCAACAAGTACAGACAACTGCAGCCAGCAATCAGATGGTACCGGGTATGAGTGCAGCACGCCGCCAGGCACAAAAATCTGCAGCCAGCAATGCAATGCTAGCAGGTATGAGTGCAGCAGGCCGAGCAGCATCTCCAAGTACAACTACGCCTGCTGCACCTGTAACACCAGCGCCAGGTACAACTACGCCTGCTGCACCTGTAACACCAGCGCCAGGTACAAAACTTACACCCAATGCGTTTGGTGGAAAAACGTTTACATATAATCCATGAGCGTATAGATTGGAAAAGATATAATATGAATACGAAAACAATTATAAAACAAATGTTGTCAGAACAACATAGTCTAGAACTATTTGAAAATTTAGGCAGCAACACAGATCGCTTAACACAACGATATCTTAAAAATATGCACGAAAATTTTGTTGTGCCATATATCAAATATCTTTCTGAAAATGTATTTTTGACAGAAGCAGAGTTATCACAAGAACAAATAAATCGTTTAGTTATCGTTGCTGCTCAAGCTACACAAGCATACCTCCCTAATTCTACTAAGGTAGGCAGGTTATTACCAGACGCTATAAAGAAAAAGTTTTATGATGAGCTACCGCCAGCTGATGCTGGCAAAGTCAGCGAATTTGAAAGTAAGGCAACAGCAGCAGTCAATAATATTAAAGATCCAGCAGCTAAAAAATCTGCTATGCAGATGATCCAACAAGGCATGAAATCACCGATGGCACAAAAAATGATTTTGGCTGCTATTGGTGGTGCAGCAGCGCCTGTTGCCGGTAAACTCGGAATGATGTTTGCCGGTCCTGCTGGAGCAGCATTGGCTGGTGGCGTCACCGGCGGTTTATTGGCAATAGCTGCTGCTAAATTACAAGGTCAAGATTGGAAATCAGCATTAAAATCAGGCGTTGCCGGAGCAGTTGTTGGCGCAGCAGGTGGTGCATTAGGCAATATGGCTGGTGCAGCAGTCAGTGGTGCACTGGATCAGACGCAAGGAAAATCTGATGCTGATCAACAATCCAGCGAACAACCGCCAGAATCTGATACACGGTGGGAGTCATCTCGTCGCCAGCTGGAACGCGGTGCTGCTAAATCAGAAGCTGACTCTGCGCTTATTAACGATTTTGCTGAGAGGATGGGATTGAATGGTCTTAACCATAATGCACGATTAGTTGGTGACGTTCCGGTCGAAATTGACAGGAAACCTGTGCCTCAAGAACTTTATACGCCGGAACAATTACAGTCCCTGCGGCAAGCCCGCGAATTCGCATCCGGGCAGGCATTGACTGCCCAGCAGCAAGTGTCCACTGCTAGTTCTCGTGAGAACGTTGAAGACTTTGAAGAATCAATATTCTTCAATCCAAAGAAATATATTGATCGCGACCTTACCATTAAGATGTGGCATTTGAATGAAACTCTGGGAAAACCACGCAACGGTTTCCAACTAACAAACGAAGCTCTCAAAGATATCACCGGTAGCATTGGTAATTGGCTCAAAACCAAAGGTCAAAATCTAACTCAAAAAGTTACACCAGATAAATTGCAACAAGCTCTAAAGAAAGCTGGCAATCCAACAGACAGTGTTAAAATACACAAAGTTTTACAAGATGTGGGCGTGGATCCAACGATTATCGATACATTGTACAAGAATATGGGTATTCCAGCTGAAGCATCGGTAGATAAAGAAGAAAAGCCTATATTTCAAGTTAAGGCAGATGTAGAAGAAAAGCCTATATTTCAAGTTTATGTACCAAGAAAATGGCTAGACGATTCCGGCAACGCTGTTCCTGAAGCAGTAGCCAAGGTTCTAGATCAATTAGCTGCAGGCACACCAGAGAACAAAATTAGGTTACCAGATATTATGGCAGCTAAACAAGCATTAGGATTAGCCGTTGGCGCATATGAAAATAAAAATTTAATCGCAAAAAAATATATTCATGAAGAAAACGAATATAGTAATTTTTGCAAGAAATTGAAGAAGGCTAGAAGCCAATGAAATTAACGGAAAGCGGAAATGTATTCGGCGACGGTGCAGTCAAACGAGAATACATCAACGGCATAGTCAAAAAAGTTCAGTCAGAACTGCCAAGTCAAATTGCCTCAGTTGCTGATATTGGTTCTGCTGGCTATAAAGTAGAAAGCGGTGATATAGACATTTTCTTAGATGCCAATGATGTCATGAGTTATTTCAAATCTGCTGATGAAAAATCAGCCAAAAAAGAATTAGAAGCATTCATGAAACACAAAGGCTATCTTGCTAAAACTGTAGGCCGAAATGTTCACGTTGAAGTGCCTTATAACACGCCAGGCGGTGAACGTCGTGCCCAAGTAGATCTAATGGTGATAGTAGATGCCAAGCGTGTAGCAGACTGGCATCAACATGGTCCTCGTGGTATGTATAAAGATCCTGATTTCAAAGCTGCACATTTGTTTATTTTGCTAAACAGCATAGGTAAATTTCTTGGTCTTAAAACAGACGCATTTGCTGGCAAAGTCATGCGCAGAGATGACAACACTGTGGTCGCTGACAATCGTGCTGATGCTGCCAAAATACTGCTGAATAAAGATGCTAAACCTTCGGATTTAGACAGTGTAAAATCTATATTGCAAGCATTGGCAAGCGACCCTGACAGAGATGCCAAACTATCCCAAGCACGAGATGATGAAGCCAAAGGACTAATTAAACTACATGAATCACGCCGAATTGGTACTGCTGTTTGGTTTAGAAATTTATTGGATAAAATATGAGATTTCATGAAATAATATCAGAAGGTGGGTGGGATACTGAAGTAACTCAAAAGACAGTTGTCACTCCAAAAGTTGTCAAAATTGCTCTGCATAAAATGCAACATTTTATTTCTGAGTTCAATGATTGGCTTCAAAAGAAAGGCTTCGACACAGTTAAAATGGGTGCCCCAACAGGCAGCAGTACATATCATGATGTAGACCCTGAAGATAAAATTTACGGTGACATTGATCTTCAGATTGTGGTGCCTGATTCGGGTACAGAAAATAAAACTACAAGTCAGATGCAATCTGAATGGTACAATTTAGCAGATCAATTTGTCAAAGAAACCCGTCCGGATTACATACATTCTGATAGTGAGGCTGGACATCCTATTTTAAAAATAGCAGATGATGCATGGGTCCAGGTTGACATGATGATTCATCCACAAAGATTAGAAAAATGGGGACGTTATCGTGTTACTCCTGAGCGCGGATTAAAAGGCTTGTTGAACGGCAACATGTTCAGTGTATTAGGTGAGATGTTGACCATGAGTATTCAACACGCTGGTGTTCAATTTAAGGTCAGAGATCGAGTCAAGCAGCCTTATTCTACTACTCGTAAGAATTATGAATTGGTCACTCTTACCACCGATATTGAAAATTTTGTGTTGGATATTTTCAAACACGAAGCTGAAATGGCAGGTATTCAAAATCCTAAAATCTCTGGTCTATTAAAGCAGTATCCAGGCAGTGATGTTGATGAAATCAAGATCAGCAATCTTGCCAAAGCGATAAAAGGCATGGCTGAAAGTTTTCAAATGAATAATATGTACGGCAAGGGAGATTTAGCTAACTATCGTAACAAAATAGATTTTTTAAACAGATTTTGGGAAAATTATGAATCCAAAGCTGTTAAAGAAATCAATGCTAAAAAAAGAGATAAAGCTTCAACTCCGGAGGCTATTGCTCGTGCTGAAGAAGATAAGCGCAAGATCATGCAGGGTTTGGATTACGTAAAGGCAATGTTTGCAGATGAAAATATTTGAGTTTATTCAAACGTTAACAGAAGGTGCTAGAACACCTCACCCTGAAGATTTTATTTTTCAAGGTAGTCAATCTGCTCAACAAGCTGTGGATGGCATTGTGGCTGCAGTCAGCAGTCCAGATGCAGTGACTATTAAGTGGGATGGATTTCCAGCCATTATCTTTGGTAGAAGATCAGCTGATGGAAAATTCACCATGAATTATAAAGAATACATAGCTGACGTTGGCGGTCAAGTCACTACGCCCCAAGAGTTATTGCAGTTTTTTTCTGATCGACAAAAAAACATGGAGCTTGCAAACAAGCTAGCAGAAATTTTTACTCCATTAAGCACGATAGTGCCAGCCAGTTTTAAAGGTTTTGTTATGGGCGACCTAATGTGGTCAGCAGCACTGCAGCCACAGCAAGGTAAGTTTGTATTTAAAGCTAATCCACATGGCGTAACTTATGCAGTGGATTCAAAATCAGACTTAGGTAAACAAATTGCTGGGCGACAAATTGGTATTGCTGTACATACTTACGGGTCAGATCTAGAAAAACAATCCAAAGAAAGCCCATTGGTAGGAAAACAGCCTTTAAATGGTGCAGGAGGATTAGTTGCTTCTAAAACTGTTGCTATTTTAACAGGAAATCTCGGTATTAAATTTGGCGTCAAAGAACCAGTGCAATTGGTAAAAGCTGCTTATCAAGCAATAAAAAAATATGGTTCTGCAGCAGATTCATTATTGACTAGTTTAACTGCGTCAAGTAAAAGCTCACTGCAAACATATTATAATCGATTGATAACAAATCAACCTGTTGATGATAATTGGTTAGCAAGTAAGCTTACAAAGCCTCAATATGCTATTTTAACTGCTGTAGAGAATCAAACAGCGGTACAAGGCATCAAAGAAATTTGGACTAAAATTTATCAACTTAAACTAGGCATTTTAGAACAACTAGAACCCCAAGTGCGTGGCATCGAACAATTTGTTGATGGGCAACCCAAAGGTGAAGGTTTTGTTATCAATACTCCGTCTGGAATAATTAAATTAGTCAATCGTGGCGTGTTTAGCGCGGCAAACTTCGCAGGCAGAGTCGTTAACCAGTAATTTTTTTCTTTATCCTATAAATACTTACATGAAGCGAACAAAACGCTCATCATTTTTTAGGAGAAAAATAAAATGGCAACTTTTAATCGTGTAAACGGCGACTCGATCGGCGTTAGACAGGTAGACGCTGGACGTAGTGTAGCTAATGCTGCTGTTATCAACACCGGCATCGCTGCCCCGCTCACAGCTATTAAAATTGGTAGCATTCAAAGCGACGGTATCAATACATTCACACCAAATTTAGTAGCAGAACTTGGTGTTCCAAATGGATCAGGTGTTAGCGGCGCCGTGGAAACTATCATCCGCGCTGTCACTGCAAATGCTTCTATTCTTGCTTATCAAGTTGACAGTAATGGTCAGATTAGTATGCTGGTCGAGCGTTCAAGCTGGCCATCTGATGGTGTTGCTATCAAGAATGCTCTTGGCAGTGGCAACATTGGTGCTTATGGCAACTGCTACATTGGTGCAGCCACAACTGTTACCACAACTGGTGGCATCAAGCTAGCCTAACAACAGTCATTGACTGTTGTGAAAAAGCGCATCTTTATGATGCGCTTTTTTTTCGGTATAAGTATTGTATATGACATTGCATCGATATTTGATTGTTACCCTGGTAGATATTACTAATACTGGTGTAGTACGAGCTACCGGCGACCAGCACAAACGTAATCAACAACGCAATTGGGAAACTGTTTTGCAGACTATCAGTATACTAGCTCAGCCTATAGACATAAAATGTGAACCAGAGTTCACCTGTGATGTCAAAAACTTGAAATTTGGAGAAATGTATCAGGGCACACATAAAATATGGATTGCGGAGTTTTCTGTTGAACATCAAAACGTTTTCTCAGAAAATGATGATGAATTATCAAGATTAAAAGACTGTTTTAATCAAGTACCGGTGATTACAGGTCTGGATGAAACTGCAAGATTTTTATTGCCTATATTTTATTGTGAAGGAGCAATAAAAAATATTTTTTTTGTGCCAGACAAGTCTTTAAAGAGTTATGTTTGATAAATACTTCACTAAAAATGCACTTTAGAAAATAAAAAATGAAAATAATTGAGTTATTAAATAATATCAAGCTGCCTCTGAATAATGAAGAGGCTGATGTATTGCAAATGTTTGATAATGAATCAGTGATACACAAAGCTAATCTAACTGATCGTCAACTAGTTATGGCAAATAATTTAGTCAATAAAGACGTACTAAGCCGCATAAGAAAAAATGGCAAAACATTCTTCAAGAAAAAAATCTGATAATAATGCAGACTTACAAGGTGTGACTAAGCAATCAGTGGATAAAATGATTGACATAGCTGCTCAATATATCACTGAGTGGACTCAACTTGAACTAAAGAATATCACAGATAACAAAAAAATATCAGTCTGTTGGCCAATATCAACAGGCGGTTATCGTGTTGGAAACGACAAAATTATGCAAGAAGCAGATGTTTGGCAAAGATATGATCGCAATGATGAAAAAAAACAAGCGTTTCCGGACTATCAAACCGCTATATTCTACAGCTTATGCTTGCAAGCAGGATATGTAAATACAGCTATGAAACTCTGTAGTCTAAGCAAAGGCGTGATTAAACTAAAAAATGATGTAAAAACATTTGAAAACTCTTTGAAATCTTCGATCACAGCCAAAGACGATTTTAACATAACACTTTACACTTCTAGATATCAAAATGCCATGCTGCAATTAAAGTCTTGTTCAAATCATTTGAGAAAAACAGTGAAAAGTGCTAAATACATTAAACTCTGGGAACACTAACCATGCTACTAAATGAAATGAATAAAAAAATTGATGTGAAAAAAATTAATCGCATCATGGAAAGTCGATTTGGATTTAAGGTTGACTTCGACAGCTTGACCATGAAAAATGCAATTGCTTTAGCTAAGGGCATCACAGAAGGTCTAGAATCTTATAAGAAAAGCCATAAAATTCATAAAGCCGAACGTGACCCACGTTATATGGAAATGGTGATGGTTCGCGAAAGCTTACACCGTTGGATCATTTCCAATGAACGTAGATTCATCATGGAAAGCGAGCTAGCCAAGAGCGAAGCTATTCTAGCAGCCAAAGATATGGTTGACAGTGTGCAAGACATGCTAGAAAAAGTCAGCAAGATGCAAAATGAACAAATGCCAGCGTTAATTGATGCAATTCGTGATCAGATTGGAACGGATAAAGCCGAGCAGTTTAAAAGTGCTATCTCCCCAGTGCTAAAAAGTCTTTATGACGCCATTACTTCAGGAAGAGAACAAGCTGATAATGCAGCCCGTGTGTTAGCTGGCGAAGATGTCGGTGGCGACTTTGGCGCTATGTCAGGTGACGAAGGTGAACTGCCTGTTATGCCTGGAGCTGAAGGTGAACTGCCTGCAGCACCAGGTGGCGAGGACGAATTTGGCGGCGAAGCTGCTGCTGCAGGTGGCACTGAAGAATTAGGCAGAGAGCGTCGTTAATGCGTTTTAGAGAAATAATCAAAGCGATCAACGAAGATCGCGAACTCAGCGACTACATTGAAGACGATGCTGAACGTATATCAGATACTGCGTTGGTTAATATTTTGCATGAATTGCAATTCAACGCAGAACACGCAGAAATACCAAAGATTCGTGTGGATGCGCTGGTAGAATTAGTAAAATCACAACCAGGCGGGGAAGCCTTTGATTTAGATGCATTGATGTATGCCAAGAAAAACAATCAAATAGTTCAAAATCTAATCGGAGATATCAAAGATAATGACGAAGGCATTAAATATGTCTTTATCAACCCAATAGAACCCACTGATGAAATGCCAAAAACTGGCGATGCTGCTGACGCGATTAAAACTGCACCAGAAAAAACTGTTTCTAGCATGGCAAAGAGAGCAGCAAGAAACGCATAAAACAACTTGACACATAAATTTCTTTGTTGTAATGTCATGTAAAACAAGGAACTATTTATGAAAAAGTTTATTATGTCGTTGCTGCTTTTTACCGCCGCATTTAGTCCTCAATCTGAAGCATATGGCGGATGGATAGCACCTACTGTCATCGGTGGATTATTTGGCTATCAATTGGCCCACCCATATTATTATACTCCTGTGCCTGTGTATATTAATCAACCTGTGTACGTTCCTCCAGCGTACATTCCCCCCTTTTACCCTAATGTATATCCTTACGGCTACCATTATGTAACACTATGGGATAATTTTTGTTATTGCTATAAAACACTATTAGTTCCTAACCCATGATAACCAACAAATACGATTATTCACCGCTTGATAGAACTACAATAGACGGCAAGCGGCACTATTGTTTGCCGGACGGCATAAAAGTTCCTTCTGTTACCACGATCTTAGATAAGACCAAACCAGAAGAAAAGAAACAAGCACTTAGGCAATGGAAACAGAGAATGGGAGAAGAACGTGCACAGCAGATTGTAACTGAAGCTGCAAATCGTGGCACTCGTATGCACTCATACTTAGAAAATTACATTCGTTCAGACGATATGAAACCTCTGCCTTCAAATCCATATGCACAGACAAGTTGGTATATGGCTGCTCAAATAATCCTAGAAGGATTGCAACACGTTGATGAATTTTGGGGAGTAGAGGTGCCGGTGTATTACAGTGGGCTTTATGCAGGCACAACAGATTGCGTGGGTATTTGGAAAGGAAAACCAGCTATTTTGGACTTTAAACAGACCAATAAGCCCAAAAAGAAGGAATGGATTGACGATTATTTTTTACAACTAGTATCATACGCAGCAGCCCATAATCAAATACACGATACTGAAATAGAAACAGGTGTAATTCTTATGTGTGCTCATCCTGAGAGTCAAGATGTTACTCCAAAATATCAAGAATTTGTGATAGAAGGCGCTGAATTTCAAGCGTGGCGAGATAGTTGGAATAAACGAGTAGAGTTATATTATCTGATAAGCTAAATAGTAGATACTAGGCTCGGAGACAGGCAATGGCAATAGTTCAAATTTCAAGGATACAACAGCGCAGAGGACTTCAACAAGATTTACCGCAATTAGCCAGTGCAGAACTTGGCTGGAGTGTAGATGCACAAAAGTTATACATTGGAAATGGCACGTTAGAAGAAGGTGCTCCAGATCTTGGTTTAACTGAGATATTGACCGAAAACTCAATATCTGAAATCACTGCACAATTACAATTAATAGTGCCTGTTGCAGCAACTGTTACAGTTGCTGGATCAAGTTCAGGCACAATTGTTGGCATTAATGCCAACACAGCCACGGTGTCATATTCGTTATATCAAGGCGCAAACCAAAGAACTGGTATTATTAAAGTAGCACACAATGGGTCAACTGTGTCATATGAAGAAGATTATACAGAAACAGCCATCACAGATATTACATTTAGCATGACTGCCAACACTAGTTACTCATCGTTGAACTATTCAACTTCAACAGCTAGTACTATAACCTATATTGTTCACACGCCGTCAATTTAATAACAAATGTGGAAATTAACAGCTAACGAACGTTTGCTTCGCTGGCGTGAATTTAGAAATAGTCTAGAAGAACTCAGCTTAGATGATGCATTGTTATCTACAGTGCAATTGTGGGATTCAGCGCCGTTCACGCCGTTTTATCTTGACACAGAAAAAATTGAGGATTGGCCTGATCCGTGGCTGCTTATTACCGATAATTATTACTGTGATATTGCAAAAGCTTTGGGAATGATTTACACTATCTGCTTTAGTAAACACGGCATAGACTTAGAACCAGAACTCAGAATATATCAAGATCCAGTGAGTCGATATAACTACAATTTAGCTTTTTTCAATCAAGGAAAATATGTGATTAATATGATGCCAGGTGAAGTCGTAAATAACTCACATATCGATAAAACGCTGATGCTTTTGCATAAATTCAGCGGTGAAGATTTAAAAATAAAACAATATTAAGAGGCATCAATAATCGTGATTCAAGTTATCAAACGCAACGGTGAGCGTGTTCCATTAGACATCAGCAAAATTCAAAGACAAGTAGCCCATGATTGCAGAGGCATAGAAGGTGTGAGTCCCAGTATGATTGAAATCAAGGCTCAGATCGAACTACATGATGGCATCAGCACTGAAGTTATTGACGAACTATTATTGAAAGCAATGGTGAATTTGATTGATGAATCAGAAAATCCTGAAATCAACAACACCAACTATCAGTATGTTGCTGGTCGTCAGCGAGTTAGCATGTTACGCAAAGAAGTTTATGGTACGTATGATCCGCCCAAATTATATGAAATCGTGCGTCGCAACGTAGAAGTCGGCATGTACACGCCGGAATTGCTGCAATGGTATACAGAAGATGAATGGAATATCATTGATTTGTTTATAGACCACAGCAAAGATGAAAACTACGCTTATGCTGCTATTGCTCAGTTGACTGAAAAGTATTTGGTTCAGAATCGAGCTACTGGTCAAATTTATGAAACACCTCAGGTACGTTATGCTGTTGCTGCTGCCACTGCATTTCACGCTGAATCTGCTGATACTCGACTAAAATTAGTCAAAGAATATTATGAATGCGCTAGTGAAGGCCATTTTACGCTGGCTACTCCAGTTTTGGCAGGATTAGGCACACCTACTAAGCAATTTAGCAGTTGCGTGTTGATAAGCAGTGATGATACTCTGGACAGTATATTTGCTGCTGGCGAGATGATGGCCAAGTATGCCAGTAAACGCGCAGGCATTGGTCTAGAAATAGGCAGGATCAGACCAGTGGGTGCACCGATTCGTAACGGTGAAATCAAGCATACTGGGTTGATTCCCTTCTTGAAAAAATGGTTTGCTGATCTGCGCAGTTGCAGCCAGGGTGGCCTGCGCAATGCAAGTTGCACGGTGACTTTTCCAATTTGGCATTATCAGTTTGAAGATTTGATCGTGCTGAAAAACAATCAAGGCACAGAAGAAACTCGTGTTCGTCAAATGGATTATAGTGTTGTTGTCAATGCAATGTTTTGGCGCCGCTATAAGAACGGTGAAAACATCACACTGTTTGACCCACACGATGTGCCTGATTTATATGAAGCCTTTTATCGTGATACTCAGAGATTTGAAGAACTGTATGTCAAATATGAAACAACGCCTGAGATAAAAAAGAAAACTGTTCGTGCTGAAGAAATATTCAAGAACGGTATTCTCAAGGAACGCACTGACACTGGTCGTATTTATTTGGTCAATATCGATAATGTGATCAACCAAGGGCCATTCGACACAGAAACAGATCCAATTTATCAAAGCAATTTGTGTCAAGAGATTCTGCTGCCCACCAAGCCGTTCCAACGGTTAGAACCTAAGAAAAAACTAATCAAAGTTAAGAAAACTAATATAGATAAGTTTATGAAAAATATATCAACAGATATTGTATCCATTAGAAAAGCCAGATAGTTTAATGTGCCCAAAGTACAGAGTAATGATAAATAACTGTATAGGAGGCACATATGAACTACTCAGGTTTTATATATGAATGGACAAATAAAATAGATGGTATAAAGTATTTGGGATCACATAAAGGTACTATAGACGATGGATATACCGGTAGCGGAAAACGGTTCGGAAATGCAATAAAAAAATACGGTATTGAAAATTTTGAAAGAATAATAGTAGAATACATTGAAAAAGAGGAAGATATCTTATTAAGAGAACAATTTTATTTGGACACATATAAGTGTGCTAAAAGTTCATTGTATTATAATATCGCTCCTAATGCAGGTGGAGGTGATTGCGGTAATGGTCCTAAAATATCTGAATCTAGAAAACAACGATTTGCAAATGGTCTAGAAATTAGTAACAAAGGTAAAGCAATGAAAGTTGAGCAAAAACTTAAATTAGCAGATGAATGGGAAGTTATCACTCCTGCTAACGAAGTTTTATTGATTATTAATATGCTTGAATTCTGTCGTCAACATAACTTAAATGCAAGTGCTATGAGTGCGGTTGCTCGTGGCAGAAAGAGTATGTATAAAGGTTATAAATGTAAAAAGTTAACCAACAAGCGTGATGTAGTATATGAGCCTGTTGAATATGTTTTTATGACTAAAGAAGAAAGAAGTCAACAACTAAAAGAATTGGCTGTTAAAGGTGGCGATCATCCCAAAGCAGTAAAAATTGAGTATGATGGTATTGTATATGACAGTATTGCAGAAGCAAAAGACGCAACAGGTAAAAGTTATTACCTAATCACAAAATACGGAAAGAGAATATGAACAAAAATATAAGAGACTATATCAATTTAATTGAAAACGCACAGATCGGGAAATCGGTTTGATTGGGCTCCACCTAATGATGTCAACCATATTATTAACGAGATTAAAGAACATTTTGGAGTTGAAAAATGAACGAACTGTATGAAGAAATAGAATGTCTACCTGAGGAGTTAGATGATGAATACGAATATTACGAAATTGAAGAAGAAAAGGGCAGAGTGGCTTTATGCACACTCGGCTCAATAAATTGGGGAAGTTTCCGAAATCCGCAAGAAATGCGCAAGGCTTGCAGAATCTTGGTGCGCAGTCTGAGTAATCTGCTGGGCTATCAAGATTTTCTCAGTGTACAAAGTCGTTTGGCAAATAAGGACTTTGAACCATTAGGCATTGGTATCACTAATCTTGCTTTTTTTCTAGCCAAGCGCAACATGAAATACGGTGAACCAGAAGCATTAGCCATGGTCAAGCGATTCATGGAACATCAGGCTTATTATCTCACAGAAGCCAGTATCGACCTAGCCAAAGAACGCGGTGCTTGTGAACGCAGCGCCAACACTTGGTATGGTCGTGGTGTGTTCCCATGGGAACGTCGCAATGCAAATGTTGATACACTCACGGATTTCACACCGACACTTGATTGGGAAACTCTGCGTGAAAGATTAAAGCAATATGGAATTCGCAACGCTACGCTTATGGCAGTTGCACCTGTAGAAAGCAGTAGCGTTGCCTTGAACAGCACCAATGGCATTGAAATGCCTATGGAACTGATTTCAGTGAAGGAAAGCAAGGCTGGCAGCTTTGTGCAGGTTGTGCCAGAATACAAGAGACTGCGCAATCGTTACCAACTGATGTGGGATCAAACTGACTGTATTGATTATTTGAAAACAGCAGCAGTGCTAGCTGCGTATATTGACCAAAGCATCAGTACCAACACATTCTATTCACCCAAGCACTTTGCTGATGGTAAAGTGCCAGGAACACTGATCGCCAAGAATCTGATGCTGGCTCACAAGTATGGTTTAAAGACAATATACTATTCGTTAATAAACAAAACAGGTGCCAAGAGTGTTCTAGATAACCAGAATACTGTGAACTCAGAGTTGGTTCCTGCTACAATAGATGTCATTGAAGAGGAAAATGATTGTATGGCTTGTAAGCTTTGAGGTGAAAACGAGTCACTCTGAAAGATTAAAAAATCAAATAGAAAAAGGCGAGTTCCATTGGTTAGAAAATAATCCTGCTAAAAGTAGAGTTTGCTGTATAATATGTAAAAAAGAAACAAATCGAGCCGGGCTAACAAGATTTCATAAGCATTAATGAGGAAGATATGAGCAAAGCACAATATGATTTAAGTAAAAAATCAGATTACTTAAATAGAAAAATGTTTCTAGATCCTGCTGGTCCAGTAGTGGTCCAGAGGTTTGAGGAGGTCAAATACAACAAGCTGCAGAAGTTTGAAGAACTGCAGCGTGGCTTTTTCTGGGTACCTGAAGAAATCAGCCTGACCAAAGACAAGATTGATCACAAAGAAGCCAGCGAAGCGGTAAAGCACATTTTTACCAGCAATTTGTTGCGACAAACTGCATTGGATAGTATCCAAGGCCGTGCGCCCTATCAGATTTTTAGTCCAGTATGTAGTTTGCCAGAATTGGAAGCTTTGACGTTGATTTGGACAATGTTTGAAACCAACATTCACAGCAAGAGTTATAGCCATATCATTCGCAATATCTACAGCGTGCCCAAAGAAGAGTTCAACACAATTCACAACACTGATGAAATTGTAAAAATGGCTGCCAACATTGGCAGATACTACGAACAATTGCATCAACTGAACTGTCGTAAAGAACTAGGTGAAGATGTTCCGATTTATGACCACAAGAGAGCTATTTGGCTAGCATTACATGCCAGTTATGCACTAGAAGCACTGCGTTTTATGGTGAGTTTTGCTACTAGCCTGGCTATGGTTGAAAACAAGATTTTCATTGGCAACGGCAACATCATCAGCTTGATTCTACAAGATGAAATGTTGCATTCTGAGTGGACTGCTTGGTTGATCAACAACGTCACCAAAGATGATCCTGATTTTTTGCAACTGGAAACAGAATGTGCAGATGAAGTTTATGCCATGTACATGGAAGTGATTCAAGAAGAAAAATCTTGGGCTGATTATCTGTTTCAAAAAGGCGTGGTGATTGGTCTAAATGCAGCCATTCTGCGAGATTTTGTAGACTACACAGCGTTTATCAAGCTCAAAGATATTCGTATCAAGTATTTGGAAGATCACCCAAAACTGAATCCTATTCCGTGGTTCAACAAGCACAGCAATATCAGCAAGAAACAAACTGCATTGCAAGAATCGGAAAGCACCAACTATGTGATTGGTGTGATGAGCAATGAAGTAGACTTCACGGAGTTGCCAGATTTATGAGTAGGCAAGATTTCAATACCACATGGATAACAGAAGCACCAGAAGGCTTAGAGAACTGATTCCTGGCATGCTATGATCGTATCAAACAAAAATCAAATACGAGGAAAATAATAATGATTATTATGTACACCAAGAACAATTGCCCCTATTGTGTGCAAGCCAAGGCTATGCTGAATATGCGAGGCATCACATTTGATGAGGTAAATATAGAACAAGTTCCAAGTGCGCGAGAATTTCTGATCAAACAAGGGCATCGCACCTTGCCACAGATTTATCAAGATGGAAAATTGTTAGTAGAAGGCGGCTACCAAGGTTTAGCCAAACAAGACAGTAATTTTTTTGAAAAACTTCGAGGATAAGCATGTTAATATCAAAATCAAAACTCAGTGAAGGCAGCATAGCCACATTTAAATTGGTAAATGGTGATGAAATCATTGCCAAAGTTACTTCAATCAACGAAACCAGTTATCTATTAAACAGACCGTGTACTGTGATGCCCAGTTCCCAGGGACTTGGATTGATTCAATCATTGTTTGCTGCAGAACCTGATATTGATGTAGAAATTAGTAAAAATCATGTGATGATGGCTGCAAATGCATTTGATAAAATTCAAGATCATTACATACAGACCACCACCGGCATCAAGCCAGTCAAAGGCATTATCAAATAATGCCTGCAGCAGCACGCAAAGGCGACCAAGACGATGGCATGGGTTCTGTCAGCAACGATGTAGCCGCAACTGTTTTCATCAACGGCATTGCTGCTGCTGTAGTTGGCAGCAGTAATCAAAATCATGATGATGACCATGACAGTTCATCGATCAGTCAAGGCAGCAGTACAGTTTTTATTGAAGGCAAAGCTGCTGCTCGCAAAGGTGATCAGTATGAATGTGGTCACATAATAATTGAAGGCAGCGACAACGTAGATATAGGCGGATAATATGGCTATAACACCAGCAGTGCTGATAGCTACCAAAGGATTGATGAGCGGCGAAGCATTAGCCGTAAACTCTGTTATGACCGGCGTGTTTAGCAAAGTTTCATCCAATCCGCTGGTCAGCAATATTGAACAACTAAAAACTCTAGGCTACAGCAGCCTGGTCACCCCACTGCCGACATTCATGACTGGTTCCCAGAGTGCGATTACCAGTGCAACTGCTCGTGCGCAGGCAATATTGCCCACGGGTGCAGCCGGCACCAAAACATTCGTTGGTTTATTCGGTGGTGCAAGCAGTTTGGGCAGTATGTCAGCATCATATAATGCAGCTATTGCACAATTTCAGGGTAAATCTTTTTCTGATTTGGGAGTAGGTGGAAATAGTTTCAAAAGTTTGCTGTCCAACAATGTCAGTAATACTTTTCCAAATTTAAAAACTGCAGCAGCACTAGGCGGCGCAGCCACCATGCTTGGCAGCAACATATCAAATTTTGGAACTGCATATGACTTTAAAAGTCCTGCCAATCTGGGAGCCAAAAACTTAATTCAAACATTGAATAAACAAGGTTTGACCAGCAAAGTAGGAATCAACGATGCATTATCATCTGCTGGCTATGACATCAACAATTTAAATCATGTACCTGATTCAGTGCTGCACGGAGTGTTGGGCACGGTGCAGGGCAATGATTTGCAGCATATATTGGTCATGACTGGTGCGAAACCCTACAGTTCATTAAACAGTTTAGCAGACATGACTGACGTTAATAAAATGATGCATCCTGAGGTTGTAAAAAGTCTGGGTATCAGAGGCGGATCTCCTGGCTCGATTGCTGGCCTAGGAAACAAGTTAAACAATTTGGGTGCTCCAATGGATGCCAGCAAGCTACAAGGTTTAATGCATAGCTCTGAATTCCGAGATTTTTCTCATTTAGACGCACTCAGCACGCCCTTGCCTGCCAGTGTGTCGTCGAGCCTCAAGCCACTGTTGGGCAAAGGTAATGGGATGTTTGGCAATCCAACAATGACAGATATGATTGGATCTGCATCGGGTGCACACACAGTGCCGTTCAAAAATATCAATGACACCTTAGGTAGTGTAGCTAGTACCAGCCAAGGGCAAGACCTAAATAATAAACTGTCTGCCATGGTATCAGCAGTCCAAGGCGGTGATAGTGGAACCATTGCAGCCGCTCAGTCAGCATTAAATAGTTCGGTGAGTAATTTCAATAGTTTTACAAATTCTTCAACTGCCATGCAATCCATGGTAACCAATGCCAATAGTTCATTGACTGACAGCACAGCACACTTGGATAAAGAGTCCAGTAATATGTTGCTGGCAGGAAAAGACCTCTCAAGCATACCTGCGCCGGGCAATTCAGTTATGCCTGTGTTGAATTTTTCCAGCAAACTTCATACTTTTGGCGTAGATAAAATGGGCGTAGGATATAATGATGTATTGGGTTCTGTGTCGGCTGATAATTTATACGGTGACGCATTGAACAGTGCCTTGTTGGAAGGTCGTAATTTGTCCAGAACCAGTTATGTTGGCAAGATAGCCAGCTCAGTCTCCGACCAAAGTGCTGCAAATCAAACTGCAGCGCAAGATTCGTTGGCTAGTGCAGAAACTCAAGTTAAAAACGCAACAGCAGCAGCAAAAGACGGCAGTCCTGAAAATGCCGATACTCTTGCTAGGGCTCAAGCTAACCTAGATGCTGTCAAGCGCATGGCATCACAAAATCCTTTGGCATAGCCTACACCACAAATCTTGAAATTTTCTTGCATCGCGTGTTAATATCACTGCTTGATAAGTTATATTAGCCTTTAATTACTGATTCAACTAGCTATATACTAGACGGGCCAAAGATTTCCCGTGCACAGTAATGTTTATGATCGCAAAGGAGGACGAAATATGCGAACAATGAAGAGACTGCATCAAATCATTGTCACAGTCGCCCTGACCGTAACAGTGGCAACACGACTCGGTCACGCTGAGACACAATATCTGACAATTTCTGCCCTAGATTGGCAGGTATCAAAAACCATGAAAAAAGTTGCTGATGATCAGCAACTGGCAAAAACGCTGAATAGAAACGATCTGTGGCCACAACCTAAGAATTACCATGACACAGATAAAAAGACAAAACCAGATAACAGAGAAGTTGATTGCTTGGCTCACAATATCTATTATGAAGCAGGTCATGAACCTACCGAAGGCAAGATAGCTGTAGGATTGGTGACGCTAAACAGAGTATCAGATCACCAATTTCCTAAAACTATTTGTGCGGTCGTGCGGCAAAAAACAGCAGGTACATGTCAGTTTAGTTGGAACTGTTTGCGATTACGTGCACCCAACTACCATGACAAACTCTGGCAAGATAGTATGCGAATCGCTCATGAGTTATTAAGAGGTGACGACAAACACGATGTTTATCGAATCAAGTATTCAAATGTAATGTATTTTCATAACAAAAAAATTAAAACTGATTGGAAACATCGTATGACCCCAGTAAATTCACCAGGACACAATATTTTTTATCGCGGTAGACTATAATAGTTTAACTTGGAAATTTAGCAGATTTGGCAGACTGATACTGCTTCGATGGTACAGAGAATCTAAGCGCGGTGTTATAACCCAAATTTACCTTTTTCAGTATTAAACATTCCGTTTATCATTTCTGAGGTTAACGCTGATTTCCAAATTTTAAACGTACTAAACGTAATGTCGCCGCCAAAGTTAGGTGGCTTGATAGGATCAGCGTTTGGATAAAAACCAGAGTTTAGAATGAAGGCGTAAGCGTAATAATTTCCATGTGGAAGATTAAACGGAACATAACTAGCCCCTGTAATAGTCGAAGTTCCTTGAAGAGCATCATTTATGTAAAGACTTAAGATTCCTGAGCTAGAGCTAGTATTTTCTCCAACAATCGTTACTAGATACCAGACTCCAACAGTGGGAACCCATGTGCCTGCAACCGCAAAGGCACTAGGAGCGTTTGAATAATATTGGACGGCTATTTCATTCAAATAGCGGGGCTGTACCGAATTTCCGCGGCTACTGGATAAAATGAGAAAAGGATTGTCGTTAGTATATTGAGAAAAAATTGTTGTGCCAAAATCCTGTGATCCAGAGCCAGACCCAGCAATGGGGGCTTGATTGAAGCAGATCCACATAGAAATGCTGTAGCTTTTTGATGCTGTCAGCAAAGTCCCAATATCGCCATTTACGTTAGTGGGGTCTCCTCCTAAATTTACTATTCCGCGCTGACCAACTCCTGTTCCGTTAGGATAAGTACCTCCAGTCGTTGCCTGCATTCGTAGCCCTTTTGTCGAGCCGTTTACAGTTACCAACGATGGGTTGTTATAAACATCCATCTTTACAGGGTAGTATTCACTAAAATAGCTAGCCCCGCTAATATCCGTCCAATATGCGAGTGACGGTGCAGCTCCTGGCTCATAAGGCCAACTAGAAGTATTGGATGCATCTAAGAAATATAATAAATTTTCTGCAGGCGGTAATACCACCGGCCACGGTAAGGCTTGGTTTATATGAACACCACGAAGCTTTGAACCTGAAATTCTCATATGGTTATTTAGTGTGTTGACAAAGCACATATAAAATGTTAAATTACTGAACATGAAATACATACTTTGGGCACTTATAAATAGCGGCGTTCATGCAGGCTATATGGGCGAATTTGATAGCTTGGCAGCCTGCCAACATGCGATTCAGAAACGATATGAATTGGGCATTAGTCCTTTGGCACTGCAACAGCCTGCAGTACGAGAGGCTATTCGTGCAACGCTGCAATACCAGCAAGAATATGTTTGTGTACCGCAAAAATAATCAACAAAATCAATAACTTAGATGTTTAATAAATTTTAGCTAAACGGTTGACAAACATCCTAGAACCGTGTAATATAAGCACATACTGAACTGAAACGGAGTACCGCACATGACGACCAAAGCTCAGATTGTTGAACTTCTTCGTACCAATGACAAAGCTGTGGCACGAGCACTGGTGGTGCTGTGTGAACGGCAGACTGCCGATGAACAGGCCAGCGAACATACTCGCCATAATAATGGCCGGGGTTTTCGTCCTTGCCACGCTCGTATGGGAACCAGCATGGCCAAGTTCTATTCTCGCAATGGTTATCTCACGCCTAAACAAATTGCTTATTGGCGTGCGCCGATGAAAGGCGGGCAAAGCAAGATTGAAATCTACGCCGGGCAGTTGTTGGAAGTAGCCGAAGCCAAAGCTGCTCAAAAAGCAGGTTCTTATGCTGTAAACTCGGCAGCTCGTGACAATCTTCGCCGCGTGAATGGTGAATACGAATCTGTGCGTGATGCGGGTAATCTGTTGGAAGAGCAGATGATCCTGCAAGAAATGGCACAATACAACCCTGCTGCTCGCGAGCGTCTTGAAGAAATCAATCGGGAACTGAACAACATGAACAGCACCACCTACTCCTACGATATGGACAGCTTTAGCGACCTGCACAAGGAAGCCTATGGCTTTCGTCCCAGTGAATCTTTTTGGCAGTGGGCCAATGCTGCCACGCCTACCCAGCTTCAGTCTCGCTGGGATGACCTGGTAAATTCTGCCAAACTGCGTTATCAGGAACAGTGTGATATGGAAGCTGCAGCACTGGCAGAATTGCAGATTCAGTTAGACAGCACTATGCGTGAGCACGGCGTGGATATTGTTACCGCCATTCGTTGGTTGCACGATGCACACGAAACCAACGGAGACAATCATTATCTTGATTATAAGCTGGGTGTGAAGTATGACACCATCGACAAGATGCTGGCTCGCATCGATGATACGGAAGGAGCTTTTACTTAATGAACAACTTGTTTCTGGTGATGTGGGATTGTTATGGTCTAGAATATATCGACAGCCTGCGTGAAGTCGAACAAGATCAAATTTGGTGCAGGTTGAAAGGCGAACCCAGTTTATTGGCAAATTCCATGTCTCGCACTCTCAACTCCATGTTGATGAGGGCGCGAGTAAATAATCAGCGTCATTATGAGATTTACACGATTCAGACTGATGAAAGTGTTACCCTAGAAGATATGAAAACAGCGTTTCAAGACATTCCACAACAGATAGTCAACATGATTCGTGACAGTGGAACTTGTATATTCGACGGTAGAGAAACGCAACAACGATTGATCGTATAGACAAACTCTTTACTTGCTGTAGTTCAAACCCGCGCAATGCGGGTTTTTCTTTGCCTAGATTCTAAGCAAAGACTGATAAATACATGAACAGCATGGTAATAATATGAGAGCCCACGAATTCCTCAGCCAACTAATCCGTCAAGCACAACAGTCACAGGGTAGTGTCACTGTCAACATTGGCAGTATAAACATTGACACCAAGCCAGAGCCAACAGAAGTTGAAAATGCAATGGACAGAGATGACATCATGATTCCGCCGCTTCAGCAAAAGATCGAAATGATGAAAAAAATGACTGGCGTTGAACAAAAAAATCAGGAATATGTAGCTTCGGACGATGACGAACCGTTAGATCAGTGAAGGTTTCACTGAATGTCGTTCATCCAAGAGTTCTTCACTAGTCGAAATAACAAAGCCAACAATGCAACTCATGTAGGGCAAAAAGATCGTTTGTGGTATGACAGTGCCACCAACACAATTCGTATCAGTGACGGCAGCACTCCTGGTGGATTAGTTGTAAGTGGTGGTGGTAGCTCCAGCACATACGGAAATGCAAACGTAGCTGCTTATCTGCCTGGTGATCCAACCATTCTTGCAGTAAATGCAGCAATTGTCACTGCCAACGTAGGCATGAAATCATATGTTGATTCTCAGGTTATATCTGCAGGCGGCTATAACGATGCAGCAGTTGCTGCTTATATGCCCTCTTACACTGGCTCATTGTCCAACAGTGTTGATATTATCAACATCAAAGCCACCAAAGCCAATATAAATTCACCAGTTTTCACTGGCAATGTGGTGTTCAACAGTGTGACTTCTATTCAACTGCCAGCTGGCAATACCAGTCAAAGACCATTGGGTGTTGCCGGGCAGATTCGTTTCAATAGCGAGCAAAATACTTTTGAAGGATTTACCACAGTGTGGGGAGCAATTGCAGGTACCAGTGGCCCAACAGGATTTCCTATAGTTGATCTGGGTTCAGTAACCGAAACTGCTGCTATTCTAGTAGATTTTGGTACCGTGCCCTAGGATAAATATCAGCATGTCAACTGAATTACGATTACGCAGAGGCAATACAGCAAGTACCTCAACATTTGTTGGTGCAGACGCAGAACTGATTGTTGATACTGACAGAAATTTGTTATTTTTACATGATGGCAGTGCCGTCGGCGGATTTGAACAAGTCAATACTACTTCAGTACAAACTTTATCAAACAAAATTTTTGCTGGCACCACTGCTTTTACCGGCGCTATAAGTGCCAACGGCTTTATATACAGCAGCAATAATAAATCTGTTAGTGCTGATGTACAAGCAGGATTAGATTTAGCAAATCTTTCTATTTTAGCTACGAACTCAGCTATTATCACAGCCAACACCGGCATGAAATCTTATGTTGATACAGTCAATGCAGCGACCACTCAATTAATCTATGATCAAAACACAGCAACTGTAAACTATATAAATCTTGCAAACACCAATCTTAAATCGTATACAGATGATCGTATAACCATCACCAATGCTGCCATGATTGCCAATGTGCTGGCAGCTAACGCAGCTATTGTCACAGCAAACACTGGTGTGGTCAGTTATGTGAATACATTGAACTCAGCCATGATTGCCAATGTGCTGGCAGCTAACGCAGCT